TTGATCGCAGTCGGAGTCCCTGTTGTGCTTAACCAAGTCGTCGCCAGATCAACCAGACTCGTCGCCTGCGTCCCGGTCAGCGATTGGCCGGTCAGGGTTTGGGCCAAGAACGTCGGCGCGTCCGTTTGGCCGAGTCCGATGGCGGATCTGATTCCTGCGTCGTTGTCGGCACGGAGCATCGAATCGACATCGGCTTTTACGGTGTAGTCAGGCATAAAATTATGGGATTAGGTAACGGGATAAGCCGTCAGGCTGGTAGAAGTTGGTACCGTCAGACTGGATGTAGGTGGAGGAGGAAGGCGGGGAGGCGGTGGCGGGTCTCCGGATTGCGCGGAACCAAAGGCCCTTGATGGATGGGATGGAAGGAATGGGCATGGCTTACTTGGTGGCGAGGACGAAGAAGGTGGCGGCGGTCCCATCGGTGTTGGTCTTGCAGAGGTAGGTGGTGCCGCAGGGGAGGCTGATGGAGTCCCCGGTCGCGGCGTCGAGGAGGATGCCGGTGGTATCGGCGGTGGTGACGCCATTGATGATGATGGGGAAGCCGGTGATGATGCGGAGACCGGCGGGAGAATTGGACTTCACCTTGAAGGTCAGGTTTTTGACGGGGCTATCTTCGCTCAGAAAGATGGCGGTGGTGGTGGCGGCGGCGGTATTGGTGGTGAGGTCCATGAGAGGGAAGGGGGTTATTGGGTGGCTTGGTGATGCATGGCGTCCCAGGCCCAAAAGGCTCCGGCGCTGATCCAGCCTTCACGGGCGAAGCACTCCATGATTTCGAGGGGCATGTCGGACTTCATGGGCCAGGAATCCCGGAACGTGTTGTCGTCGGCGTCGAGGTCGATGGCGGCGCCGTAGGCGTGCAGGCTGTAGGTGGTGCCGCCGCGTTTGAGGCGGAAGTTGAAGATGCCGCCGTAGTCCTCGGCTTCCTCCATGATGGGACGGGAACGGCTGTAGCGCCCGTCGATGTCGATTAGGATGCGGGTCAGGGAGGCGGCTACCTTCTGGTGGCAGCGGGTGGTGGTGACGGCCTTGTCCCCGTAGAACATGGGGTAGGGGAAGGTGATGCGGACGAGGTTGTCTTCGTCACCGGGGGCACCGTAGAAGGCGCGGAGGCTGGCTTGGTCCTGCTTTGGCCATGGATTGGGGGATGGCATCAGGGAGCGCAGGTAGGCGCGGCACTGTTTCTGGGAGACTGGCCCCCAGAAGCCGTCCACCAGAAGCGGAAACCCCTGATCGGAGATCCGTTGCTGCATGGCTTGGATTTCGGCGGGCTTCATGGGATGAGTTTGATGCGGCGGGCGACTTGGTGGGTGGCCCATGCGATGGCGTAGGGAATCCACGGCCAAGAGGGGAGCTTGGCGCCGAAAGCGTTGATGATCTTTTGGGCGACCCATTCGGCCTTTTCAGCATTGTTCTTGCCCTCGGCGTGGTTGATGCCGTGCACCCAAGCCAAGGTCTGGGTGAAGTCTTCCAAGGAGAGTCCGGGCTTCCTGTCCACCTTGGAAAGGGCCAGCACGGCAGCGCGGAAGGCGGCAGCAATGGGGGAGAAGAAGGAATTAAACTTCATGGTCGGAAGGCGAGTGCGAGGAGAATAAGGGTAAGGAGGATGAGGCAAATAAGGTGCTGCTTGGTGGATTCCGGGAAATCCGGTCCGGGGGGAGGCAGCGAAGCGCAGTTCATGGGTGAAGAGTGAGAAGGTACGCGGCAAGCAAGGCTTCGTCATATTCGGCTTGTGCCTTTTCACGGCCTTCCTGATTGGGAAACAGCACGGGGTCTGGCTTCCTGGGGGAGGTGCTCTGGCAGCCTACTGCCAGCAGGGCAGTGAGAGTGGCGAGAACCTTCATGCCAGTTCTGCCCTCAGGGGGTGTTTGGTGTTGATGATGAGGAGGATATTGGTGTAGGTGTCCCGGATAAGGAGGAAGTAGGCGCGGGCGAGGTCGCGGTTGTCGTCGGTGGGGTTCCAGCCCATCTCGGTAAGGAAGAGGTAGTAGAGGTCATCCAGTTCCTCTTCGGTGAAGTCTCTGGCTTCGGAGGGGATTTCTCCGGCTCCCATGATGGCCGTGATGAGGCTGGCAAGGTTGGTGGTGATGAGGCCGATGAGTTCCGGCAGGGAGACTTTACCATCGTCCCCGCGGGAGTGGTCTACGTCCCGGATGAGCTTGGCTACGAAGGTGAGGAGTTCGCTGGTTTGGGTGACGTCTTTCATGCGGGGGATGGGGTGGGGCGGGTGATGGTGAGGGGAGTGTCCTGGCCCAGCCTGCGGACGCGGAAGTAGCAGTTGAGGACCGGGCAGTTCTTGTATTCGGCGATGTCGTTTTTGTATTCCGAGATTTCGGCTTCCATGCGGCCCACCTTGCGATTCAAAGAGACGACTTGGATGAAGAGGTATCCGACGGCGCCAGTGAGGGTGGTTCCCACGGTGGCGACCCATCCGATGGCGGTCTTGATGATTTCGGTATCGTCCAGAGTCATGGAGCGGGGATGGGTTCGACCGGGTTAAGGATTTTGAGTTTCTCGACATCGGCGGCAGAGGAGGTGGCGGCGCGGGAGGTTTCTTCTTTGGCGAGGATGCGGGTGGTGCTCTCTGAAGTGCGCCACATGGAGGTGGCGGCTTCGGTGGCGGCCTTGATGCCCCAGTAGTTGACCACCTTGCTGGGGATGATGGTCTCGTCCTTGCCGGTGTCGGCGTAGCTCAAAGTCCCGAGGGGGCCGGAGTAGGTGGCGGTCTCATTGGACGTCTTGGAGAAAATGGAGCCACCCAGACTGACGTAGGAATCCCCGGATTTCATGACCGGGCGCACCGTGCAAGCCGGTAGCGCGAGGCAGAGGAAAAGCAGGCGTTTCATGGTGCGGTGTGCCTAAAGGAGGAACGAGGGGATGTAAAATTCGGCTCAGTAGATGGGGCCGATGAAGAACGTGCGGGAAGTGCTGGCTGCACTACCCGGCAACACAGGGTCGTAGAACCCGGTGCCAATAGAGGCATAGGGGGCCGTGGTCTGCCGGGCATAGATGTTGCCACGGGAGTAGGAGGCAATGGCCCCTCCATTGGCTGTTGGGTCCTGCCTCGTTCCGTAGGATTTGATGTGTTGGCCGTAGGCATCATCCCTTAGCAGGAACAGGCAATCACCCTGCACATGGATCGAGTTGAGAGCTACCGTATCGCGCCAGTTGGCCCCTTGGTAAGAGAAAGTGATACCGGTCTCTGGATCGGTCTCTCCATATCCGGCAATCAGCACGGCGCAGGAATAACCATGGTAGTCAGCTACCGTTCCTGCAACGTCTGCGCCTGTCCTTCCGTCTGCATAGTAGACCGCCCCCCGTGCCCGGTCCATCATGTGGATCACATCAATGTTCCTGATAGAGACCGTGCTCGGTCCTCCATCGGATTCTCTGACCAAGACGCCGATAGTGGTGCCTTCGATGTGGACGTTTTCGACAGAGACACACCCTGCGACGATCATGGCGCACAATGGGTAGGTCAGGAAGTCGCCGTTCACGCGGGGGTCTTTCGTGTAAACAGCGGTATCTGCCCCGCCCGCCGTGCCTCCTGTCGCATAGTTACTACTGCTCGACTTAGCTAAAGCGAAAGCGACGGTGCCCACCATAATCTTGCAGTCGTAGCTCCACTTACTCAGGTAGATGCCGACCATGGTCCGCTTGGTTGGTCCGAACATCCAAAAGTTACTGATGGTCAGGCCGTTTACGGTGGCAGGTTTTGGGTAAGGAGTCCCGGCAGGGATGATGGTCGTAGCGGCCCGGTGGCGGCAGAATCCGATCCCAAAACCGGATGGACTGGTGATCAGGATGTCGTCAATGACAGAACATTCCTCCACTCCACCCTGCGCCGAGATTCCGGAAACATTGCGCGTCCAGTTGGCGTAAGTGGCAGCGCCGCAGTGCAAGTCAAGCCCCCTGATTTGGGTGCGGTAAGTGGCGGCGGCATGAGCGGTGGCTGTGGGGGTGTAAGTGCCTCCCAACCAGATCATCGCGGCATGGTTCCCGCCAGAAACTTCTGGCCACTGCTCTGCGTGTAGCCAGACAGTAGGTGCCCAGTTGGTAGTAGCAAATATCTCAGTGCGTCCGGAACCTGCTCCGACAAGGGAAGACATGGTGCCGCTAAGGTCCAGTGGGCGGGCAACGTAGTAGGCGCCTGCGGCCAAGGAGACGCGGATACCCACCCGCGGACTAATGGCCCCGGCGTAGGGGGTAAAGGACTGGATGGCGCAGTTGATGGCAATGTCATCCCGCAGGACTGCGGCGTTGGATGGGGTGCTGTAATCAATAATCGTGGACGACGGGTAAGTGCCGTAAGTCCTGGCGGAGAGGCCCCACCACTCCGGGTAGACGTCAGCCCTGCCAAAGGTGCCTCTGATTTCTCCGGCGGCAAACCCGCTGAAAATCTGCCGCCTGCTGGCGAGGCACTCCCCCAAAAAGAGCAGTAATGACCCTGATCCCTTGATCAGCTTGAACCCGGCAAACTCAATACCCTTGCCGAAGCCAATGGTAGTGGTGCCAGACGGCAGAACGATGTTGGCGCAGAGGCGGATCACCAAGTCCCCAGCCTCTGCGAGGGCGGCGAGGAACTCAGCCTGGGTGAAGACGGACCGGATGGCGGCGGGGGCGCCATCTGGGAGAACATCCAAGGATCCCCGGATGCCTGTGCGTTGTGAGGCGGTGGCGGTGGTGATTTCGATACTCATGAGAGGAAAGAGCGGATTTTGATGGTGAACTCCACCTTCATCTCGGCGTCTTCAGCCTGGATGGTGCGGCTTTCTCCGGGGCTGTTGATGGTCCTGATGGAGTGGGCGGCGGAAATGCTGCGGGAGGTGGTCGGCCCCTTGTTTTCGGTGGTGGTGCGGCCTGAGGAAACTTCTTCGGCGGTGCTGGTGCCAGTGTTGGCCTGCGTGATGGAGGTTTCGATGGATTGCCCATCCTGTTGGATGACGGTATCGGTCCCCGGTGTTTCGGTCCGGGTTTGGTTCTGACTCGATGTTGTCGTGGCGTGGTCACCAGTGGTCTCCCCTTTCCTTGTGGTGACGGTCGTTTGTTTGTCAACTAAGGCCATATTTAGATATTCTGGTAGTCTTTAACCTGCGTGGTGACGTCGCTGCCACCCGTGCTGCGGTAACTGTCTTGGGTGCTGGATTGCTCATCGCCGGTAATCGAGACGCTGGGGGTGGAGGACTTGATGGTCTGGGAGGTTTTCGGATTACTGCTGCGGGTGACCCGTTGTTCAGGCTCACTACGGATGGTGGTGGTGGTGGATGTTCCGGCTCCGGCCAAGGTGGTGGAGAGGGAGGCGTCGGTGGTCTGGGTTTCCAGTTTCTCCGGTTGTTCGACGCTTTGGATTTTCTCGCCGTCGGTCTGGATGGTGGTGCGCTCGAGGGCGTTCAGGCCGGTGGGGGCGATGACGTTCATGGTGATCTTGAAGTCTTCTTCGTATTCAAAGACGATGCCGTGCTGGCAACTGCCTTCATGGACGGCGGCTTTCAGCTCATCGAGAAATGCCAGGATGGTCGCTTTGACTTGGGTAACGGGAATGGCCATGGGGATTACCAGCCTAAGGGGGTGCCGATCTGCACGCCCTGGTTATTAGTGAGGGGGGAGAAGAGGGAAAGCTGACGGAAGGCGGATTGGGCGGCTTCGGTAGTGTCGGAGGCGGTGCGCTCTGTGTTGAATTTCGGATGCATCCGCAGGCTGGCCCCGGCGGCATTCACGATGATGGAGGCGGTCTCGGCGTCGTAGGGGAGGTCTACGGGGCGCTGGGCGGAGCCGAGGGAGAGAGCGAGGGGGGCAACAAAGGCTTCACAGGAAAGGACGGCTACCTGTTCATGCTGTGGGGACAGTTCGATGACGCTGCGCATGATCCCGGCATGGACGCGCCGGGACAAGGAGTAGGAGTAATGCCAAGGCATGCCCCGGAGATAGGTGTGGTGCAAGACGGGGCGGTAGATGCGCCCGCTGATGCGGTCTACCATGGGGGAGATGATCCGCTCAATCATGACGGGGCAGAGCTTGGCGTCATGCCAGACGGTGGCGTTTTCCTGACCCGTGGTCTGCCCGAGGTAGGGGTGGATGACAGAGGTGCCGTTGAACCGGTTTACGTTGGCATCCCCATTAATGATGATGGAGCAGTAGAACCGGGGGTTTTCAAAGATGCTGCCGCCGTTGAAGAGGAGGGGTTCTCCTTCGTAGAATAAGGGGTCGCCTTGGTAGGTGAGGACGTCTTGGACGTCAGGGAAGACGGCACCGGAGACGGCGCGGCTGCCGTAGCCGTTCATGGTGAGGGTGCCGGTGGCGGGGCCGTAGAAGTCCAGGGAAAGCGGTTGGCGCCGGTAGTGGGCGGGGAGTTGGCGCCAGACTTCGCCCTGGGTGAGGGAGAGGGAGTCCAGTAAGTCCTGCGTGGCCGCAATGTCGAGGGAGGTCTGGTCAGGGACGGTCAGCCATTTCCGGCAGGCGGCTTGGATGAGTTGGAGGGAGTTCATCAGCGTTTGGTGTCCTTGGCGGCTTCGGGCTGCGCGGGTTGGAGTTCACCGAGGAGGGCGAGGACTTCGGCGGCTTGGGCGACTACACTTTCCTTGAGTTCCGGCTTGGTGAAGTTCCGGCTGGAGAGGGCGTAATACCGGGCGAGGGGCATGAGGAGGGTTTCGGCGTAGCGTTCCGGGATTTGGAGACGGGTGCCGCCGAGGATGTCCGCGCACTTGTAGCGGGGAGGGCCGACGGCGACTTGGAGGTCTACCTTCCATGTGATGGGGTCGGTGAACTCCGGGGCGAAGAGGAGGCGGAGGGCAGGGGAGGATGATCCATCACGGGGATCTTCTGCTTCGGTAAAGTAGCCGAGGGGGAGGACCTTGCCGGTCAGGGAGGATTCCGCAGGGGAGAGGGGCCAGATGCCGGAGGGGGTGGAGAGGCGGAAGGCTTCGCACTCATGGCGGGTGCGGAGGGGGCGCAGCGGCAGGGAGGCAAAGGTGGTGGCGCCTGCATTCAGCGAGGGCTGGAAGGTGCACCGCTTCACATGGATGACGTTCCGCGGGAGGATGATCTCGGTGGATCCGGCAACGGGGGAGAGAGACAGGGCGACGGTGGAGACGTAGCCCCATTCCTGACCGGAGGCGTGCAGCTTCTGCATGGCTGCATTGAGCGGCTCGAGGGCATCCAGTTGGATTTTACTACAGGTGCTGGAGGAGCAGGAGACGCCGAGGTAGGTCCAGAGGGAGATGATGGAATCGACGGCGTTCTTGACGGTGAAGAAGCCGAGGTCATCCGGGGTGACCATGAGATTGGACGTGAGGGCGAAGGTAGCCTGTCCGTCCTTGGAGGAGGAGGAGCGGCTGCCTATATCGACACGCAGATCAATAGTGGCCAAGCCGTCTCTGACGCTGGTCTTGTAGGCGGCTGCCGTGAAAACAGTGGCCGGGGAAAAGGTGGAGGATGCGGAACGGGTGGCGGCAGCGGCTGCCTGAAAGGTGGTAGCTGCTTCCACGCGCACGGGGACATTCCATGCGCGGGACGATTCGACCGCCATGCCGGAGGTGAGGTCGATGGTGGCCTTGAGCATGGGACCGGCGACCCAGAGCGCGGCCATCATACTGACGTTGTCGAGCACCACATTGAAGGGGAACCCGAGACGTTGCGTGAGAGGGAACTGCAACAGGTGGGAGGTGGCGGTGGCTTTGAAGTAGAAACTCCAGTGGCCGGCGGCGCCTACGTCCCTGAAAACGACTCCATCGAAATACAGGGAGATGTTGCCGTAGTCGAAGGTGCCGGTGACGTCGAAGTCGATCCGGTAATACTGCCCGATGGTCAGGGCGGTGATGTTCTGCTGGAGGGTGGGCAGGGCAGGGTGGCCGATGGGAGCGGTGGCTCTGGCGGTGCCGCTGTAGGCGTTCCAAGGGGAGGGAGCGGTCCATCCGGTGAGGCTACTGGTAAAGGCGCCGTTGGTGACCAACTGCTCTACCCGAAAGCACCCAGCAGAGAGGATGGTGACTTGCCCAGGGGTGGAGGTGGAGCTGGCGACTTGGATGGCCAGACTGTAGGCGGTGCTGGCGGCGACAAAGGTAAACTCCCTGACCCCTGCCGCAATGATGGAGCCGGTATTCACGTCCACGGCCCCGGTGACGTTCCTGAGCGCGTAGCTGGCGGTGGCGGCGGCTGGCAACCCAGAGGCTAGTGAGACAACCCCCAAGTCAAAAGCGATGCGGTAGGTGGTGCCAACGACCGTGGTGAAGGTGACGAGGGCTTTGGCGCTGTCTCCTGCCGCGTTGGAATTTAGGGAGATGGCGCCTGCTGACCATACCGACGTGCCGCCCGCGACTTTACTCAGCGTCCAGTTGGGGAAGCCGGAGGTGTTGGCCTCGAGGTCCCCATTGGGGATGAGATTGGTGTATTTCGAGACGACATTGGTGCGGACAAAAACCAAACCGGCATTCGGTCCGCTTTCGACTTGATACTGGGCGCCTTCGATAGGCGCTGAGTAACCCCAATCTAAACCGCCCCAAGTGGCCAGTTGATCTTCCTTATTAGCCCAGGCCCCCGCCCCGCCCGTTGCTGGCACCAAGTATGAATCATACAGGGTGCGGCTTGCCAGTCCATCCGGATCAGCAATCGTGTTATCGATGATGTAGTTCACCAGCGGGGAGGGGTAGGGATGGGGTTAATCCAAGAGGATGCGGAGGCCAGCGGCACCGGCAGGAATCCGGAAGATGTCTCCGGCATTGATGGCCTGGGCGGTGTCGAGCTGGGCGTAAAACTGAATAGGTGTGCCAAAGGTGCCAGAGTCTGACAGCCCTACGTGGGTAATCTGCCCCCAGTTGGTGCCTGCCTCAGTAAAGGAGATGGCGGCTAAGAGGGTCTTCTGGCCTGAGGTGGCAGTGTTCCAGACGCCAGCGCCGCTAGTATTGGAGATCTGCTTGCGGGCGTAGCCCACGCCGCTGCATTCAGTGCCCCCGCCATTGTCATCAGGAGCCGAGGTGTAAAGCGCCACATGCCAGTTGGCAGGGTTGGTGTAGGTCGCTCCCCCGAACATATGGTTCAGGAGGGTATTTTCGTGGGTATTGGTCATTCCAGCCATAAGAAAAAGGGATTCCGGGTGATCGAGTAAAGGGGCAGAGGAGGACTACCGGAAGTCTCCCCCTCTGCCCCTATATGAGGCATTTCTTTTTGAGAAACGCTTAGGCAACCGTAGGAAGGTTGAGGTGCGGGTACTTCAGGGCGTGAACCAGAACCGCGATGCCGGGGGCGCGTCCCAACCGGTCCGTCCGGATCTTCTGACCGAAGACGGAGGTGATGTAGGTGCGCTCGTTCATGTTGCCGTTGGCCAGTTCGGTGTCGCGGCGCCCTTGGTAGAGGCCGTATCCGCGGAGAGCGGCGGCGCGTCCCAAGAGGAAGGTGTAGCCGAGTGGCACGCCCTTGGAGTTACATGGGATGATGAGGGAGCCGAGGCCGTGGCTGTCGGTGTGCTTGCCAGCCCAGACGCCCGTGTTCCAGACCACATCACCGACGGTGGTGTTACGGATACCGGCGATGGCAGAGCCGAGACGCTTGGTGACGGTGATCTTGTTCCCGTTGTTGCCGGTGGTGTACTCGTACATGCCCACTTTACCAGGGTCAGTGGCAGCGTTGGCAGGGTTGACGATGAGCACGTAGCGGCTTTCGGAAGCAGGAGCCAGGGAATCGCCGGAAGCGAACTTGTAGGCGTATCCTTCAAAGTACTTGAAGAACATCTTGTAGGTCTTGGCAGCCGAGGTGGCATTGCCGCCCCCAAGGATGTCTAAGGCGGTGGTGCCGGGAGCGATGGCGGTGCCGAGGAGAGCTTTCGGGTTCTGGGGGGAACCGATGGCGCCTTCGATGTCGCTGTCGATGATGCGGCGGTCCACGATGCCGATGCCGTCGATCATGTTCATGTTGCCGCTGAACAGGCTGTTTACGTCGCCGCGCACGCCGCCGAATTTGGCGTAGTCCACGTAGACGGAATCCTGACGGAGGGCGGTGCAGGCGTCCGAGGTGGCCACAAGGGAGAGGCCGAGAGCCGGGGCGTTACCAGTCCGGAAGGTGCCGAGCTTGCCAGCCTGACCACCGAGGGTCTGGAGGGCGGCAGAGACGTTCATGGCGAAGTTCCAACCGAGGGTGTTGGCGCTGCCGAGGGTGTGCTTGGTGAGGCCACCGGAGTAGAACACGTTGGCGGAAGGGCACTGCTCACGGAACATCATGTCGAGTTCCTCAGACTTGCGGCGACCCATCCAGTCCCCGAGCTTGCCGGGAACGCCGTTTTTGATCTCATCACGGATGCCGACGAGTTCTTCGGCACGCTTGGTCCAGCTCGTGGCGTGGCGGATCCAATCGACGGTGAGTTCGTAGTCCTCGAAGAGCATTTGCTCGAAATCCTGGTCGGTGCCGAAGGTTTCGTCGCCAAAGTGAGGTTCATTGCCAAAACCGCTTTCAACGCGGATCTGCATCTTCTGACCGTTGCCGGTAGAAGTGTCTTTTTTGACCATGACAATGGAGTTGGGTCCACTGCCTTCGACGGGCTTGTAGAAGTCGCCGTTGGTTTCAAAGGTCTCGAACTGCTTGGCCCAGACGACGGTAGCCGGGAGCTGGGTCAGGATGTGGGCACCATTGTTGGGGGTGCTGATAGGGGCGTAATCGTTGGCCATAATAGGTAGGTGCGCTGGTGCGCGGTAGAACCCTGGCCGATGCGGCGAGGGGGTGGTTTGGTGATGCTGATCCGGGTTTTCCGGTCAGGGCTGATTCCGCGTCGCTACTATTTGTAGTTCTGGTTGAAATCCGCCCACTGATCGGGAGTGAAGGCAGCCATTTGCTGCTCGAGGGCCGCCATGTTGGCGGGTAGGGCTACGCCGTGGGAAGAACCGCCAGCCAGAGGCCGGGGACGCACGGGAGCGGGTTGGGGTGATTGGGCAGTCCTTGGAGCATTGGCCGCCTGGACGGTGGCTGGCGCGATGGCCAGTTGCGCGGCGGCCATCTGCGCGATGCGCAAAGTGCTTTCCGGGCTGTTCAGGAGAGGGTCACCGGCACCTTTGAGGGCGCCGTGGATTTCAAGCATCCGCTGGCGGAACGGGGAATTATCATAAGCGGCCTGAGGGTAGAGGGCCGCTGTCTGTGATTCGTAGTCCTGCCATTGGGATTCGATGTCCTCGGTTTGTTGCGCGGCGGCGATTGCCTGCTGCGCTTGGGCCTGCATCTTTTGCTCGATCAGACTGAGGGCCTCCACTTGGAGGTGACCAGCCAGTTCAAAATCCATTGCTTCGTGTGCTGCCTGCAACTCCGCGTTCAACTCTGACTGCCGCGCCACGATGGCATCATATGATGTTGCCGTGTTGGGGACAGGTTCCGCTTCCGGTGTTTCGGCAGGAGCGGCGTAAGTTGCAGCGGGGGAGACTTTAGCGAGGGCTTCGGCGAGACCCATGCCGGGATTCCGGGCCATCAGCGTCATTGCGAGCGCGTCAGTATCGGAGTTGGCACGGAGACGGAAGTTTTTGGCCAGCTTTTCACCTTCCAAATCAGCGGCGGTGCCAGCTTCATGGGAGTCGGGTGCGGTGGACGTATTTTCTTCCGGTGTGCCGTTTTCAGAGACAGCAGACTGAGGGGACAGGGCGGCTTGGGCTTCCTGCTTTTCCCAAAGGGCGGTCATCTCTTCCAACGACAGGTTTCCGAAGTCCTGCGGGGTGTCCTGTTGTTGCGTATCAGGCGCACCCTCCGATGCGACTGCCAGTTGAGTGGACAAGGCTTGGTCCGAGACCGTGGAGGGGTCGGTGTAATCCGGAAGAGTAGCCGTTGTGCTCATTGGCAGCACGGATGCTGGGCGGGTGGGGTTATGTCAAATTCGCGCCATGTGTGCAGGTATTCCTGTGATGCAGGCACGAATTTGCCCCGCGGCGGCGCCCCGCCTAGTCATCCTGACTGTATGAAACCCACTTTTCCGCCCCTGACGCCATCACCAGGGTTACTCCCCATCGGAGCCAATCAATCTATCCGCGCCTTCCAAGACCGGCGCTCAATCTTTGCGGCACGGGATACCCAAGATGCTTTTTCCAAGACCGATACATGGCTGTCGCAGTTCACGGAGACTACCATCACGGTAAATGGGCGGATCTACACCGTGTTAGCGCGTACCGGTGGAGTGGATGAGACGACCTCAGATGGATCCCAGGCGCCGTGGCGGATGGTGAAGGGGCTGAACCGGATCTGCACGATCTACCCTTCTGCCATCTGGGATGGGAAGGGGAACAGCGTCTGGTGCAGCTATGAGGGACCGCTCGGCACGGTGGTCAGCACGGCGGAAAGCTCCATCGCGGTGGAACTACCGGCGACTCCTCTGCACGGTTACATCTGGCTGGAATGCACGGTGTCTGATAGTGATGACGACCATGGTCTGCTGATTTCGGCAAAAATCAAAGCGGGAGCGGAGGTGGCCTTTAATTCAAGGGACGGTCTTATAGTCAACATCGCGCTGGGGCAATACTTCATCACCAATACCGTGACCGGGGAATACACCTTGGACCCGGTGCGGGGGTTTGTCTTTGTGCTGCGCCGTTACGGGCCGCCGACTTCCATTACTTGGGACGTGGAGCCACTTTAGCCATGGCCTTTAACCGCACAGAATGGAGGGCCAATGTCCGCGCTGCGTATGCGGCCCAGACATCCAATCCGGAGCACCGGGGGGCGTGGGGTTACCCAGGCACGGAGCGGTATTCCGCCTTTGGGCTGGGGCGGGGTAAACCGCGGAACTGGCCTCACTTTGGCAAGAAGGGGGGGATGACCCTGCTGACGACGGAGACCTACGTGGAAAGCCAGAACGAGACCTACACCTACAACGATGCGACCCCGACGGCCACGGGAGAGCGGACCTACAACTATGCGTTTTCGGCCAGTGTGGCTATCTCCCGATGGGATGTGCTGCCGGTCGAAAGCATCGATGAATCCAATCTGCCGCCCGCCTATGCTTACCGGCTGCACTCTTCTGCGACCCCTTACGGGGCGGGCCTTTACGATGCCCAAGGTCTGATCGTGGTCTATGCACCAACCTTGCGGCATGAGGTGATTACCATGGACGGGACGTTGGGTGGCCCTGACTCTGATGTGACGACGACAGACACGGAGGAATACATTTTCCGGTATGAGTCGGACGCGACGGCTATCGATGGGCTGGCGACTCCGGCGCGGGTGACGGCGCAGCAGCAATACCACGGGCCGGTCAATGCCTTCCGTCCGGCGGTGGTGGTAGACCCGGACTTGCCGGGGGGGGATGATGATGTGGTGACGTTCATCGATATTCCGTTTCTGCCACTGGAGACAAATCCGGATGGCGAGACGGTGGACTCGCTGGGCAACCCCCAGGTGGAGATGTTTTTCACGGATACCTTTTTGGCGTCATTGGTTTCCGGTACCTTCATCGGGACGGAGGTCAGAGTCACCGGGAGCGCCGGGGCGGTGGTGCCAAGCCATGATGAGACCAGTAACCTCGACAACGTGACATGGAGCCACGACTGGACCCGGTCAGGCACCCTTACGCTTACTATCCTTTGAGCGGGTAACGTCCTCGAGCATGCCGCCGACATGGGCCAAGAGGGAGGGGCGGTCGATCAACTGCTGGATGATGGCCATTTGCTGCTTGGACATCCGGTTGATCTTCTTTGCGAGAGTGGACCATTCCTCTTCACGGGCGAGGACGGTGCGGGTGCCGGTCTTGTGGGTGGCCCAGAGACTGGTGGCCTTCCGGTAGGCGGGGGAATCATTATCAAGGCCGTAGCCGTGGACGAGGATGGAGTTCAGGGTGCCGCCAAAGACGGAGGCGGTGCCGTCCTTTTCGCAACGCCAGACGGAGGAGGAGGCTACCCCGGCATCGGTGGCGACTTCCCGGACGGACTTCCCGGACTTTTCCCGGAGGGCGGACATGTAGGCGCGGAAGGGGGAGAGTGATGGTTCCATACGCAACAGGTGCAACAGGACGCAGCGCAACGCAACAGTGTTTCTCAAACAGGAACAGCGGAACTGAAACCGCACCCGAATTTGACGGGGGCGCTCCTGCCTTCAGGGTGCCTGTTTCATGCAGCGCGAACCTCATATTACCATCGACAGCACGGCCCAAGCTATTGAGGAGCACTACTCCACAGTGCAGCCGATGGACCCCAATAAGCCAAGGGTGCTGTTCCCTTCTGACCTCGTCCTGACCCGTGAGCAGGAGGACAAGCTCTGCCAGAAGGCGCAAGAGTGGTATAGCCTGCTGGACGATGAACTGGGCCGGACGGAGACTGCCATGGATGGGCTGGAGGTGCCTCTCTTCTTGGCCAACTACAGTTCCGGAAGTGGATCTGGGCAGCAGAAGCCGGAGCGGAAGTTCCTCGCCAAGCGCCTGCTGTATCAACTCATCGCGGAGAACCGGATGGAGTTCCGCGCCATCCTGAATCCAAACAGCATCTTTTCCAAATCGAACTTGGTGGTCCCCTTGGCGCGGAAGATTGCCACGGCGATGGGAGCGCGGGCGGTGGATTACTTTTTTGGGACGGAGCCTTGGCTGGAGCAGAAACCATTGGGTGGGGAAGGAGACGCCCAGCTTGCTCTGAAGCTCCAGAAGCTGACGGATGTAAAATTCCAAGAGAGCGGGAGCACGGCGAGGCTGCGTCGGTCCTTGCCCGCGGCGTTCATTATCGGGGAAAGTGTGATGAAGATCACCCAGGCAAACCGGCGTGAGTTTTACCGGCGGAAGGAGGTGGTGGCGGTGGGCATGGATGGCAATCCTATCTTGGCCGCGGATGGTCAACCGATCACCGAGGAGGATACTTGGACGATGCTGGAGGACGGGCAGATGATACTGGATAGAGATGGGCAGACGCCCAAGCCAGACGGGGAACTGGTGTACCAACCAGTCCTGATGGATGCGGAGATCGTCCACTACAGCGGGCCAGAGGTGAACCAGATTTACTACCGGGACTTCCTGTGTCCCAAGTCGGCGCCCTCGATCCAAGAGGCGCCATGCTGCATTCACATGATGGAGTCCACGGCATCGGAAATCGCCCAGGCCTATATGCAGTCTCCCGGAAAGACCTTGGAGGAAGTGCAGCGGGCGGTGGAGGGACTACGGGATGCCCTGACCGGCCCCTATGAGCACCGCGGGGGAGATCAGGGGGCAAGGCCGGAACTGGGCGACACGCAGGCTGGACGCACCGCGGAGGCGACGACTGAATACGGGGAGTTCTACCTGCGGATCGACGCCGATGGGGATTTCCTGACGGAGGATGTGATGTTGGTGATGAATCCCAAAACCGGTTACCCGATCTACTACAACTACACGGCGAACGTGACCAGTGACGGGCTGCGGCCATTCCGCGCCATCGTTCCCAAGCCGGTGCTGAACCGGTGGTATGGGCAGGGCGCCATTGAGCAGTTTGAAGAGCACCAAGAGACGGTGGACCTGATGGTGAACCGGCGGAACCTTTCGCAGAGTGCCGCCGGACGCATCACCTTATTCCGGGGGTACAATACTTTGGAGGGGGACTCTGATGCAAATCTGAAGATGAACTGGGGGCAGACTTACACGCCGCTGGCCAACAAGAAGGCGGAGGACATCGTGGAGGTGGTCTACTTGGACGATAATAAATATGACACGCTGACCCAAGACCTTGAGTTTTTCATGCAGCTTGCACTGAACGAATCGGGCATCCAGCACGCCAACGACGGGAACAGCGCGGGGATGGATTCCACGAAGCTGGCGACGGGGATCCGGAACATTGAGAAAAGCGGGCGGGAATTGTTCGGGGTAGTGATTTCGGAATTGGAGAAGGGGATCACGGAAACCGCCCAAGCGTTCACAACGACGCTCTACGCCAATCTGGAGGAAGAGGAGACGTTCGAGTTTCTCGAGGGGGATTTGCCCGTGGAGATGACCATCGCCAAACGGGACGTGCAGGGTCTGCGGATGAATGTGCAGACGCTGCTGACGCGCTACCGGGATGAGCAGGCACTGGCCAGCAATGGGCAAGCCTACGCGCTCTTGTTTGGCGAGACGCCCTACTACAGCCTGCCACCAGAGATGCAGCAACTGGCGTCATCGTTTGTGCGAAGCCAACTCAAGGCACTGCAAATCACGCGGGCGGATGAATACGTGGTCCCGCAGATGATGCCGATGACGGGGGCGGCCCCTGGTGCTCCTCCTTCCGGTGTGCCCAAACAAGAGAAGAAAGGGACACCGAACCTATGACCCCTCCGCAGAACGACCAAGAATGGAAGCTCATCCAGAGCCTGCAACGATGCGAGGGGTGGACCGGGTGGATGGTGCCGAAAATGGAAAAGCGCCTTGAGGAAATCAAGACGCTTCTCTTGGATGACCACGGCGATGTGGTGACGACCCGGCTACGGACGGAATACCGGTTCCTCAAGGAATGGATGGGGAAACCGGCGCAAGTGCGTGGGGTGCTGGAGGCAAAGGCCGGGGGGTAGGGGTTTGGATATTGCCCTCTTCAATAAGCCCATTTCGCGTCACCCAGAATTTCGTCTGAGTCTGACCACCACTCGTCCCATTGAGCATTGGTGGCGACGTCCCAGTCTGGAATGGCGGCGGCGGCGTCCTTGCCGGTGAGCGATACCGGGAGCCATTTGATGCGGTTGTTCGGGTAGATAGCGATTTGGCCGTTCTCAAGGCGGAGGACGTTGCCTTCTTTGTGCTCTTCCATCAGTTCAGAGTCGCCAACATCGAGGATACCCTGCGCTTGCCCCTCTGGCATGAAATCAATGGTGAACCAGTAGTGGCCCCGGATTGGAGGCATTCCCCTGCCGAGGTTGACGATCACCGGCACGTCGTTGAGTTGGTCTTTACGCCACGCCTCAATCGACCCTGAGAGACACTCCCACATTTGGACCTTGTGGAGTGGCAGGGCTTGGTGGTCGTCTTCCGGCTCGTACCAGTAGACGCACTGCGGCGGGATTTTGTCGTAGCAGGCGGCGTATTTCTCCACCCACACTTGGAAGGAGAAGGGGCGGTTCCGCATGGCTCTGACGGAGACAAGCCACGCAGGTTCGTAGCGGTCGGCAGGTCCACCAAAGGCGTCACAGCGGACGAAGATTTTGGTCTTGGGGCAGTTTACGTTTCTCATGGTACTTTGTGGTTGAGTGTGGTGCTTTTTGGGCTGCTTGCGATGAATCCCTTCAGTGCTTTTTTGGTCAGCTTTTCGACGTGCTGCGGATCGAGGCACCGCCCCCCATCAAAGGTTGCCCATGTATGAATGATTTGCAGGGCTGTGATTGCTGCCTCAAACTCCTTGGCGTGCGCAATCCAGCCGTCTCCTTTTAGAAGCCTGACTTGCTCGGCGAGGAAGAGACGGTCTTGGATCGGGGTCATGGTTTTGGCTGGTCGGTTTTGCATTTGGCCAAGAAACGATGCAGGAAGTTAAAGGAGTTTTCAGCGCGAGTCCCCCATTCGTCTTCTTTTCCGTTAGCCCAATTCACGCAGTCGTTTATTGCGGCGACGGCTTCGTCCCGTTCACGCCTCAGAACACACATCGGTCTGACGCAGGCGTTGTGACAGGAATGGATGCCGCGTGACCACTGGTCTGTTTCTAGGGTGTCGCTCATGGGTGTTTGGGGTAGGGTTTGGATATCACGCTGTTCGCCGCACTCCTGAGCGTGCCGCCAAACTCGACCGGCACCGTTGCAGGATCGGGCGTGATGCAACGGAGAGTGTTGCCGTCGATCTCCAAGTCGAGCGATTGCCCATCCTTGCCAAGCGGATGGATGTAGATCGTGACAACCTTGTCAGATCGCTGCTTGGATGCGACGAGCCTGAACTCGGTCTTCATTCCTTCGTTGCCTTCTTTGGTGAGATAGTCTTGGAGTGTCGTCATGGTCTGTGTCTTGCGGTGAGGAGGCTACCGGCCACCAACGGCGAACAAGCCCACTGCACGCCAACCAGATGGGCGGCAGAGTCTTGTCCAAAAAGTGAGTTCATTTTCGCCCATCTGGTGGGTGATTGGGAGCGTTCTGCCTACTCATGGTTGTGGCAGTTGCAGTCCGGGTGGTGGGTGATTCCGCCAGCGTAAGACCCGCCATCATATAGGATGAAGGAATGCCCCTCATATTGGATCGTGTGCAGCGCGGATGAATCGTCTTTATTGCTGCACCCCACAAGGCCGAACAAGACGGTGATGCCAACCCCGAGGGCGGCGATGTTTTTTAGTGTGTCGCTCATGGGTGTTTGGGGCAGTGTCTGGTTTGGTCCTCAACGGCAACGTAAACATCGCAACGGTAGGTCATCCATGCTGCAAGCCTTTGCCCGTCCGGCGTAAACCAGACAAAAGAAGAATCGGGCGACTCAAACAGCGTTATGGTCCCGGTCATGCCGTACCGCAGGAGTCCAGTATCGTTTCCGACGTAGATGGCTCGTTTCATTTCGGCTCCTCCAGTTGATCGACCAAGTCATCAAAATGACCCTGACCCGTTAAGGTCTTCCGGTTCAAGTCCGCATATTGTGAGGCGTTAAGCAGACGCAATTTCTCGTATCTGAGGTATCCAAGCGCCAGCACCTCAACAGGCAGAACTGAAGCGACCCGGTGGATGTCGGCCCTTATTTTTTCTCGTTGTTCCGGGGTCATTTCACAGCCTCCGATTTAAGCTGATGGCATTCCTTGTCATGCCAGCAAACTCCGCAAAATTCATCGTCCCCAAAGTATTCGGGACAGATCGGAGGAATCTCCCGTCGTGCGAAATCCCCTGGGTCACATTGGCATTTGCCTACAATCGGCATATTGTTTTCCCATGCCTCCAGAACCTTGCAGGCCCGCGAGTTAGCTTGCCCGGCCTCTGATGCGTCAGCCTGTGCGTTCTCTGGCCCGCAGCAGGACACGCAGCAAGGGTAGCCGCAGTGATGGTTGTCGCAGTCGTTCACTGAGACGACGACGTAAGGCAGGACATCCTTGAGAGCTTTGGCGAGTTGAAGTTCTGTAATCATGGTTCGTTTGATGGGTTGCTGACCTTTTTGGCATACCGTCGTTTTACCGTCGTCGGCTTGTCGTGAAGGTTGTTTACGGAAATCCACTGGGAGTGCTCGGCCTCGGCTTTAGGAGATTCGTCCCAAACAGTCCGTAAAGATTGAACCATGCTTGCCCCAACAGGTTTGGCGGATACGTGCTCCAGCCGAGGGCGGCGGATGCTGAACACTGTTTTATAGTCCCTTCGGTTCTGGATTTCAGACGGACACAGTTTCTTTTTTGGTTTGGAGAATTTCGGTGGGGTCATGGGTGCGTTATATGTTAGAATGGGATGTCGTCGTTGCTTGGCAGGTTGGTGGCGCCGCGATTGACCGGCGTGGCCTGTTGCATCGGAGGGCGCATCTGGCTGGCGATGCCGGGGCCATTCCCTTGCCTGTTGTTGATGCGGATGACGTTGCCAAGGATCTTGTCTTTCTCGCCTGCGTCATTACGCTCCTTGCCAATGTCTTGCTTGACCATTCCAAATTGACCATACTGGTCTTCCTCGTCATTCAGAAAGACAGCAATCTTGGCGTAGGTGCCCTTTTCTCCCTTATGGAATGCGGTTTTATCAAACTTGGTGACGTCGATCTTGAGTGTGAGTATTTTAGACATAGGGGTGTGTGGTTTGGTTTAGTTGGACGCGGCGACTAATGGTAGCTTCCTCCAGGCTCTCCCAGAGGCCACTTGCCGCCGCATCCAAATTGAGTCCTCCCAGCCGCCTGACGCCGCCCTCCTCCAAGAGTTTGGTTAATAAATCAGGCGACTGGTCGGAAATTGGTTTAGAAGGCTTTTCCGCCGTGCATTTTCTCCCGTCCTTTGTTCATCTCGGTCTTGGCAAGGATGGCTCCGGCGATGTCCCAGCCGCGGGCGGCACTGAGGTCCATGATGCGGATGACGACGTCGGCGAGTTCCGCTTCTGCTCCGGAGTAGGAGGGGATTTTATCGTCGGGGGGATTGCCCATACGGAGGGCTTCGAGGGCCTCGGAGACTTCTGAATGGATCAGGGCGAGGGCTTCGCCGTTGTTGCGGTCGAGGTCCCACCATCCTTTGGATTTGGCGGTTTCGTGGACGGCGCCAGAGAGGGCGCGGAAGCTGGAGAGGAACTGGTCTTGGGTGCTCATGGGTGTGATGGTTTACGGTGTTTCTTTTTGAGGCACAGGTGTGTCAATGGATCACTCTTGAGGAGGCGTCAAGGGGACAGGGTCTGACGAAGCTGTGTTTGCCGTCCAGACGATGGCCTTCCGCCCACTGGCGTTGGGTCTGCGATGCCCTGAATCAAAGACGAGTCCCTGCATCCGGAGTTCTGTAACCCGTGGCCGGATCGCCAAAACCGATGCGCCGACGGATTCCGCAATCTCGTCCGCTGTCAGGTGGAGGGTTTTGAGGGCGGCGAGACACTGACCGCGCAACGTGGAGGCAAGGTCCACCATGCTCTTCGCCGCAGAGCGGGAGGTATCGGTGTCCCGTGCTCCCGGAGCTTCCGGGTATTGAAAGCTTTCGCGCTGCCATTCAAAAAGATCTGTGGCAACGTAGCTCATGGGGCGCCCTCCTCGTTCCACAGGCGCAGGCCCAGTTTGACGGCAAGTGATGTGATTGCGTCGTCCTCGGTTGGTCCGTAAGCACTGGCACTGATGAAGTCTCCCTCATGCCGATACGCCATCCAGTGGTTAAAAGACTTGGCGTCGGTTCTTAACGCAATTACTTTAATCCCGTGCCGGTCCAGCCAGATCAGGCGAGGGCTTTTGGTTTCTTCGACGTCGAATAGTTCGTTCATGGTTTTGGGGTGCGTTTGGTAATTTCGGCCTTGAGGTAGATGCAGAGGTCGAGGCTTTCCTCGTAGGCGTGTTGCAGCATATCGTCGGGCGACTCTGCGACCGTCCGGCCATACTTGAGGATGCCCAGACGCTGGCGGGCCGCGATGTCGGCGCAGACGAGTTGTTCAATTCCGGTGGGTTCGTTCATGTTGATTTTATTCAGCTAATTTGCATTTCCCAATACTCACCCGCTTATTGACCACGTTGAATCCCATCTCTAATGCGGCACGGATGAAAGTATCTTCCCGGATATAAACATGGCCTCCTGTGTTTTGAGTCCATTCCTCCACCCGGTGTTTCATGGAGTAGGTGCCGCGAGTTGGCGTTTTGATTTTTGGCACAAGCGACAGCCATGCCTTGCAGGCATCAAAAGCAGCAGATTCATGGGCTGGCGAAAAGTATGGATTTGGTTTGGTCATGTTGGGGTTGTGTTTGGGGTGATTTTTATGGGTGGCGGGATTTCCATTTAGGATCCGGTTTCGGGGGCTGTGGCGGGGGGCGTTTCTTCGCCTCTTTGTAGGTCAGACGGCGCGGGTCGAAGTCTAGGTAGAAGGTCCCGGTCCATCCTGATTCCCGCTGTTTCTCCACGGTAATTTCGGTATCGTGCATTGCCCCCATCACCTCCGGGTCTCCTTCTCCTGACTTTTCCATATCCCACTTTTCCTGATTTCGGGCAATCCCGACGATGTTGTCGGCGTTGTTCCCGATCAGGCTTGATCCTTTGATGTCCGATGTTCCCGCCCGCTGGCCTGCCGCCATCTTGCGGGGGTGGGCGACCAAGTGAATATGGGTTCCGGTTTCCTTGGCAAAGTTGGCCAATTTGTTCATGAACTCGCCCTGCGCCGGAGCGTTCTCTTCCAGTCCTGCCACCCGCATCAGTGAATCAATGATAAAGTGGGTTGCCCCAAATCGGCGGAAGCTGAAATCCATCATCCGGAATAGCTCCTCAGACTCGATGTAGCCCACCCGGTCAGCGAAGCAGAACTTGTCCCCAAACTCCATCAGCCAACTTGTAAACAGATCTGGCGTGATGTCGTTTTTGTTGTAGCCTGACACACCCCAGAACGCGGTTCCTGTCTTTCGCAGTACTGTCTCGGCCTTCAACTCCATGGATGCCACGAACGTCACAAGATACGCCTGAGAGAGACACGTAGAGAGGTAGGCGAGGAAGGTGCTTTTCCCGTTTCCTGATACCCCGGTCCAGAGCGTCACCTCGCCATCCCGGAAGTATAGCCCCGCCTCATCGGTCCACCCTTTGTTGAAAATCGGAATCGTGGGCGGCATTGGCTTCACCGCCACCTCTGCCATCAGCCGCTTGTGAAGCTGGATGCCGGTCAGCACTCCGGGGAGTGATGGAGCTTTCGCTCCTGATACCCATTCCCGCGCATCTGCTGCGGTTCTCCCGGCTTGTAGCGCCTCGTTGGCGTCCTTGTGCGGGATGCACACCAGATGGCACCTATGCGGACCTAATCGCTTGATGGCTTTCTCTGCGTTTGCCTGCCCCGCTTCATCAGAGTCGAAGGCGATCAGGATTTTGTCGAATATAGCGAGGTTGTCCCACTCGTAATTGATCCATGTTTGACCAGACCCTGCCGGGATGGACAGGGATGGGATTCCCCATTGGTGCCAGGTCATGGCGTCAATCTGCCCCTCGGACAGCAACACCGTCCGTGACTGGTAGGCTGATTCCGGTAATGCCTGCCAGCCGAACAGGCAGGGAGCGCAATCCGTATCCTGCCACACTTTCTTTTTCTCCCCCTCTTCCGGGATGGTGCGGTAGCTCCGGTTCGCCAGTTCCCCGGTAGGATCGTAGCAGGGGAACACCAACGAGCGTTGGTGCGTGACGACGTTGAATGCGGTGATGATTTCCGGATCCAGCTTCCGGGTCTGCGTGAGGAAAGCGAACGCCTTGCCGTCCTTCCGGGGAGCGAGAGCTTCCTTTTCCGGAGGTTTCGCGTAAACCCGTGGTGCAGCCGACATTACCCCGTCAGTGATTCCGAGATAATCTTTTACCTGCCTGAATGCGTCGGCGCGGCTGGCGTTCCGGGATATCCTCCAGAGGTCGATCAGGTCGCCGTGCTCATCGGACGCCCAATCCCGCCAGCATCCTGCGTGAGCGCCGGACAGGTGGACCTTGAGGCTGTCACCTTCGCCGCCCTGCACATCGCTGGCCCACCATTCGGATTTCACCATGCGCCCGCCAGGCAGGAGCATCTGACAGACGGATTCCGCCCGGTCCGTCAGACGCCGGGAAATCTCTGCCGCTGTGATTTGGTTCTGGATCATGCTGGTGCTCCGCATTTTTCCAGCAAACGGCGGGAACGTTCGACGGCTTCGTCATCCCCGCCCATGGAGCGGATCATCTCCTCCTGGGTGAACTCGCGGCCTTCGTTTTCGATGTAGGTGGTCGGGCCGGTCGATGCCCTGGCGAACGATCCCAGGAAGTCATCAGCCCGTTCAATCTCGGTCTGCCAGTTGTTCAGCAGGGTGATGGTGTCCTTCCGGTGATACCCCCACCCGGCCTCTCTTGCCTTGGCAAAAAGGGCTATGTCCCGGACGGCATCCTCTTCCGTGAGTTTCAGTTTCCGGTATGCCGTCAGTTCCTTGTCGGTCCATGCTGTTGTTTTCTTCCTGCCGATTTGCGTAAAGGCATGCAGCACAGAATCAGGGATTCCCTTTTTCCTCCCCGAAGGGGTTAAAGAGTTCTCTTCTTTCTTTCCATTCTCTTCTCTTCCTTCTTCGCAGGGAGGCGTCAGGTTGGCGTCAGTCACCTGACGCCTAGGTGCGCCCAAATGACATTCTGTCGTAAGTGGTTGAATCCAACCGACTTCCAGTAATTTAGGAATAGCATATTCAAACCATTTCAAGTCCCCGCGTGTCTTTAAGGAAATTGCCCGAAGTGACATCGGGGTGCCATCATCTCGCACCAGACTGCCACGCGGATGGCACTTGGATGCCACTTGGACTATGAGAATCCAAGCCGCGAAAATCTCCGCAGCCCGAGTATCCGCCATGATTAATGAATACCCCTCCCCGTCATGACGGTTGGGAACAGACACCCAATGCAGTCGCTCCACCTGTCGGGAACGGTTGTTCTCGTAGTGCTTATCCCATTCGATTATTTGGTAGCTCATGGTTCAAATTCAGTGGAGGCGAAAAATGCGTAAATCGGTTGGTCCATCATTTCAGGGATGGACTTCTGCCGAAGGAGTTCAGCGACGTTGCTGAGAATCTTCTGTTCGATGGCCTGCCGCTCCTCATGACAGAGAGGGCAGAGAGACATCACCAGCGCCCGTGGATACTCCCATGGCAGGCGACCTGTCTCGTAGTGGACGTGGTGGACTTCGAGATTGCAGCCGGGGCCTTGTTCCCGCCCGCATTCTTCGCACTTCCAGAGAGCCTCCACTTTGATCCTGTGGGAGAACTCCTTCCACTGAGGCACGCTCAGTTTTTGAGCGTAGGACATTGTATGCCATTTTTGGCGATAGGCTGTTCCATACGAAGAAACCGCCGATCCGCTCCCCTCTCTGGACCCGACCGGAAAACCCGAAACGGAAGAAGGAAGCGGATGGGCGGTTTGGTTCGTTTTCATGCGGGTTTATTTCTATGAATCGCCGGGGTCCAGTCGGCAGCTACGTTGTAGCCGTGGTCAGGATGCGGAGGCTCCCGGTGGAATCAAATGCTAGGTTTGATTATTTTTCAGATGCGGTGTTTTGATTTGAGAAACAATAGCAAGCCACTTGTGTGCGGTCTTCTGACAGACCCCGTGTTCCTCCATAATACGAGCAACCTTGGTCCCGGCCCTGATGCCCTTGGGGACGCCATAGCGTGCTCTGCTCGGCGGCTGCTTGACTGCCACATGCCAGCGGCGTGCGACCGAGAAGGCGACCCCGTAAAAGGCGGCGGTATGCGAGACGCGCAGCAATGGGGTAAACCCTTCTGGCAGTGGAGTGCGGGGACGGCCACGCACCGGCTTGCGTTGACGTGTCATGCTTGGGTAAGCCTGAGTTGACGGAGCCACACCGAGACGGTGCCTGGAGCGACTCCGTATTTTTTGGCGGTGGCTAATTGATTGATTTTTGGACGGCTCACCAAAACAGGAGTGAAGTCTTGGGGAATTGGTTTACGGGGCCTGCCTTTGCTGGTTTTTGGGACTCCGTAGACCTTGTGCCACCAAGCGGCGACGTGCACGGCGACTCCGTATTTATCGGCGGTCCCTTGCATGGTGGGTCCGGGGGAAAAGCCGGGAGGTGGGTCGAAGCGCACCCCCTTGTTGGAGATACCAGTGTGCTCAACGCGCAACTGCCCTATGCGCCACCGGCAGACTCCGGCTTTTTCGGCAATGTCCGTGTCTTTCTGATTCCAGTCGATACGTTTGGTCCAGTCTTTGGTTTGTTTCATGATGTGTTTTGTTTGGATGTGACGATTTGAGAAAATTAAAGGGGTGAGACGCTGTCCCGGTGGCGCCAGAGTGAGTCCAAATCTTCTGGGGCCACGTCCAAGATGCCGGACAGTTCGAGGTCGCCCTTCCGATGGATCCACCTTCCGTGGTAGCACCGGACCTCGAGCACCCGCCGCTCGTCTGCTGTGTAGCTGCTGAGTCTCCTCTTACTGGCAGTCCGGCGTTTTGCGTCGGTCTCCCACTTCTTCCGCAGGCCCCTGATGGCCGGGGAATCTTGGAGGGTGGTGACGATGGTTACCGGAGGCGGTTCGGCTTCCCGGTAGACTTTTGGGCTACCGGGGAGGCTGCGGTTGGTGAGATACTTTGTGGGGATGGTCATGAGGGAGGGAGAGGGGGGTGTTTTGAGGTAAGGTGTGACGAATTGCGGCACAGTCCCCAGTGGGCGATGAGCGCGGCATCGATGAAACCGGTGTCTGGCTTGCTGCACCGCGGGGTCCGCAGCCAGTCCTGATCCGGCCAGAGTCCGCGGGCGAGACGCTCGGCGTAGGCTTTGGTCTGACCGGTCGGCACTTTCCCAAGGAGAGGTCCTTGCCAAGTGTGGGACTGGATGCGGTGGGTGCAGCCGTGCAGGCCCAGCAGTTCGATGACTGCCATGATCTTCCCGTCGCTGTGCGCCATGGATTTCATGACGCTGGCCATGTCGGCATGATCCGGGCAACTCTCAAAGTAAATGCTGGTGATCTTGTTGACCCCGATACCGACAAGGATGGCTTTCAGGGCCACGGCGTCGATCTCGTTGACGTCCGGGCGTTTGACCTTGCCCTTCTTGACCTTGCCAACGGCCAGCCTGGCGGAGATTTCCCGGTGGGCCAGCACGGCCCGCATCACCGGCAGCGCGATGAGATCAGCGATGGGAAGACCGGGAACCTCCGACAGGACGGCGAGTGCGCCGGAGAGGCCATTGTCAATTCCGACGATACACATGGTGGCTTGGATTATTGTTCGGCGACCGCAGGATTCTGTTCTGCCTCTTTTTCCAGAATGTCGGTGAACCGGAAGCGAACACATCGTTTTCCGAGTTCATACCACGGTATTTCTTTTGCATATCTCATCCGGTTAATGAACTGGGTGCCTACTCCCCACCTTGTGGCGAGTTGCTTTGTGGTGATGAAGACTGGGTCTTGGTTTTGTTTGGGTGTCATGGTGGTTGGGTTGGTTGGGAAATTAGGTGGGCGCTCCGTGGATAGGAACTGACGCGCCCGGATCAGCCAATTAGGGTGCAGAAACCCTTCCCGATGCTCTCACGGTTTACAGGGTGGTAATTATGATGCGAGGTCAGGCCGCAGCTTCTTGACGACCTCCGGGCGGGTCTGGGCGTAGAGGATGCGGAAGTCATCCCAAGCATTGGCCACCTTCTCGGTGTATTCATCCCGCCGGACGACCACATGCATTGGCTCCAGCGACGGGAACGATGACCAGAAGTGCCAAGTATCTAGGCCAGAGACGTAGAGTGAGGTGTGGACCTGCGCCCGGTATTCATCGGGCAGCACTCCGGCCATCTGGTATTTGGCATGGGTGGTGGACATTGGGTTTTTCATTTCCAGCCCCGCGATGTATTCCCCGCTCGGACCACGAATCATGCCGTCCGGCGAGGCGCCGATGAGTAGGTCATTGGTTGTCATGAATCCAAGCTCCTCGACGACAAGACCGGTCCGCTCGGTAAAAGCCAGCCGGGATGCCTCTTCACGCTCATTCCCAATGTCGGTGTGAGCGTTCCCGATGAATTTCACCGGGTCAGGATTCTCGTCAAACAAAGTGGCGGTAGCCAGTTCCACTGCGTAGTCGTAGGCGGACTTGGAGAGGTCTCCTTTGACGGCGGTGATGACCCGGTGGGCGTTCGACGCCGTGGCCCGGATCCGCCGCATCTTCTCCCATGCCTCGCTTCGTTGGATGATGTCGGGGAAGGGGATCATGATTGGACCTCCTTCCGGGCAGCGATCATGGCGTCTGCTGCTTCGTAGGCCCGTTTTGCAATTCCTTTTACAGGGTAACCGATTGGGCAGGATCCAGCCAAAGCCTGACCTGCGAACCAGTCGCGGAGAGTCATGCCGGTGTACGCGCACCCATGTGCGTCGTTGTTGGGGTATGCTGGCCCTCCGTTGTCGATTGGGGCGCTCATTACTTGTCCCTCCGTTCCATCGGATAGGATTCCAGCTTCTTGCCCCAGTTTACGAGCAGTCGATGGCTACCATCGACAACGGATGAGACGATTGCGAAATCATTTTTCATTCCGTAGACTTTTACATGGCCCCCGAGTCCGTCTGAATGCAGGCGGACACGGGAGGCCCAAATGGAGTGGGGCGAAGGAAAGCAGGGTGGGTAATACACGGTCATGCGGCACCTCCTTCTGCGTCGATGTAGTCCTGCTCGTCGGCGCCCCAGTCTTCCACTTTGGCAGGGGCAGGGGCGGGGGCAGGAAGCTGGAATGGGTCCAGCGGCACGGACCGTGCGGCTTTGATCTCCCGGCCCTGCACAGTGCGCTCGGCGATGTCCCGGCCCTCGTCCTCGTCGTGGATGCCGCTGAACCCAAAGGCGATCCGGCTGCACTGTATGATGGCTTTGTGGCGAAGCATCCGATGCTCCATCTTCCAGGGTTCGGTGTTCCGTTTGCACTCTGAGAGGTATTCCGTGGCGACCGTGGGATGCTGCCGGTCCTTCCGGTAGATTTTACAGGTGCAGGAGAGCAGGGCGCCATGCTCGTTGGAGTCGTAGCTGGTCTCGATGCCATCCAGTTGCGGGTGGTCATTGGCCATGCGGAGCCAGCCATCGATGGAGACCACTGGCACGATGCCGCCACCTTTGGCAGGGAAGGCGTAAATCTCTTTGAGCAGTGGGGATAGCCCGTAGGTATTGGCGACGACGACGAGTGCGAGTAGCTCATCGTTTGAGGCACCCTTGAACACGGTGCTTTTCAGCGTGGACAACAGTTTGTCCGGATCAACGCTCATCCGTCCGGCCATGATGGAGAGAGCGGAGACAGGCTTTGCGGTGGGTAATGCTAGTTCTTGTGACATGGGATGGTGATTAGGATTGGAAGGAGAGGAGCTTGGTTACTTTGGCGGCAGCAGAGTCCGCCTCCGTACCACCAAGGAGGTCCAGCAATCGCCGGATTGTCTCTATTCGGGACACCCCATCGGGAACCATATGCTCACACAGAATGACCTGTGCGGCGTGGACGAGGCTGGCTTGGGCGATCAGGGCATCGCTGGTGAGCTTGGCCAGGGTGGGGGAGGTCTGAGATGGTCCGGCGGACCTCCAAGCTCCATGCTCGTGCTCTTTGGCGCATGATGAGTGGACTTGACTCGCGGATTGCAGGGTATTAGGGGAGGCGTTCATTTAGCTTTCGTGATGGTTGGCTTTGTGACTTCGGTCCGGGGAGTTCGCGCTTCCCGGACCTTTTTGTTTTCTGGGCAGGTGTTTCTATTTGAGAATCAGCGGAAAAAGGTACGGAAGTGACCATGGTCGTCGGGGCAGGTGGAGTTGCGGGCGTCGATCTCGGCCATCAGGTCCGCTTTCTTTTTCAGCGTGCGGTAATGCTGGTAATCGGACCATGCAGCCCATTTGGCGCCAGCCCAGCAGATGGCCAGGCACAGCAGGAGGGAGAGCATGAACCAGATGCTGATAATCTGGACGCTGGAGTAGGATGTGAGGTTTATGAGGTTCATTTAGTTGGTGGTGGGTTGTGGGATGTGTTTCGCGGCATTCCGCAGTCGGGCCTTGCGGCGTCCTGTGTTGACCTGAAAATTTCGGAACTGGGCGGCATCGATCTGGATGCCATGCTGACGTAACCAGTCAAAAATCTGACGGAACTTCCATCCTTTCTGGATCAGTATATCGACCGTCGGGCCGACTGTTTCCCAAGGAGTCATTCCGATTTGCGTGACACTAATGGGATTAGCCTCGGCGGCGGCGACCATGAGAGCATCTGTGTTCATTGTGATGGTTATTCGGTGGGTGGTTACTTGGTTGCAGCCGCTGCGTCCTTCGCACGCACCTTGGCTAGATACTGTTGCACAAGGTGCCTGAGGATGCCGCTTTTGCTTTGCCCAAGGGTGGCGGCGGTGATGTTAAGTTGCCGGAAATCTTCCGGGCTGAGTTGGGTGGCGATGTAAGTATTCTTCATGTCAAGGTAGGTGTTTACCCCATTGCGAGGTGTATGTGGATGGTGATATATCGATAGTCAACTAAAATAAATAATTTATTTTAGAGCGCCGGAAAGCCTTTTCTGTGCGTCAACTAGATAGCAATGAACCCTCTACAGAAAACAATTATGGCCTCCAAAAAAAAGCTGACTCCAAGGGACCCGTCCAAGCGGATGGTGGGATTCTTCGCCACGCCCGATGAT